ATATAAACTTGTTCTTCTATTTGAAGTATTTGTACCTGTACCTATTGCAAATACCGTTCTTGCACTATCTGCTAATCCATTATCTTCACCATTCCATCTACCTAATATTGTAGTATTATTTTGATTAGTTGATGTTGCTGAGTGTGAACCCGTTACGTTAAGACCTTGTCCATATATAAGTGAGTTTCTTAAACCACCTGTATCTGTGTTGGTTTGTTCTAATGAAACGTTTACAGTTTGTCCACCGATAATATTACCAACCAATGTCCTTGATGTGTTGGTTGCTGGTGAACCTCCTACGTTTACTACTATACCTTGACCTCCAAATATATTTGCCGCCGCCGCTAAGAAGTTGTTTGAACCTGTAGTATAATATCTATTATTAATTGTAAAACCACCACCACCAACAATATTTTGAGTAAATTGGATTGATGAACTCATATGGTTTAATCCTAAACCATTATTTGAAATAATATTATTATTTAATGTTGCTGATGTGGTTAATATTGTTGGACCTGTTGTTGTTGAAGTTACAACACCAGAGTTAATGTTAGACACAACATTACTTGAATTACCTGTACCTATTGATGCTGATGGATGGTTCCAAGCTATACTACCATTGTTAATGTTAGAACTAAAATTGTGTGCGGCATTTCCTGCGTTACTTCCTGTTGTTAATGTTAAAACAAGTCCACCAGCGTTATAGTTATTACTAATTTGTGGTATTGTTAATGACGATGTATTAATTGTTGGTGCTGTATTTGCAATATTAACCGAACCAAATATTTGTTTCCTACCTTGTGATGATGGTAGTTGTGACCCTAAATTTAATAATAAGTTATTTGAACCACTAATAAAAACTGAACCTGTTATATTTGCAATACCTGATGCTCCACTATTTAGACCACTTGGTGCCATTACAAAGTTATTATCATTATTATTTAATGATGTTGTAATTGCGTTTAGATAATTGTTTAATAAAGTTGATGATGTAAATTGATTTATACCACCTAATATTGTTAAGTTTGGTTTGAAGTTACCTGCATTTAATAAGTTCAATGCAACAGGACCAACAAAGTTTGCTGAACCTGATACATTTATACTACCTGTAATTGCTACAGAACCTGAATTAAATGTATTGAATGTTATGTCACCACCGTTTTGTGCTCTAAAATTAATATCACTTGAACCTGTTGATGATAATGTATTTGTAAATAATATTTCACCATTTGATTGGAACTGTGTTAAAGGACTATCCATAAGGAATGAAGTAGTTCCCGTACTAATCATACTAACAAATGTTCCAACAGGATTTGATGAATTAATCGTTACATCATTTAATATTGTTTGTGTTCCTGTGAATGTATTTGAACCAGTTGTTGCAACCCAATTAGGTATAACCGTTGGTGCAAAACTTGCTGAGTTTGCGTTGGTTGCATATGATGCTGTACCTTGTAATGACCCTGTAATTGATGGTGCAATTAATGAACCTGTAACATTTATTACTGATGATGATACATTTAATTCATTACCTGCTACAATATCAATACGTTCAACTGAACCATAATTATCAACCTTAACATATGTTTGGTCATCACCCAAGAATATTTGACCACCACTTGCGGTGATGTGTGTATCGGTTGGTGATGTATTATATATTTCTACAAATCTTGCATCTCCTTGATTTGGTTGTAGGAATAAACTTCCTGTTCCTTTTATATTTGTAACTCCTAATGAACCTGTAATTTCTGTACTACCACCTTTTACTTTTAAACTATTCTGCCACGCTGAGTAACCAACTATTACATCACCTTCACCACCATCGGCGTTAAGATATAACGTTCCTTGATTTAATGATGACAAGTATAAAGACCCTGATACATTGTCGGTTGATACAAATGAATTACTTGGGAATGTTACATTCCCTTCAATTATTTGTGCCCCAATAAATGTATTTGAACCTGTTGTTGCAACCCAGTTAGGAATAATGGTTGGTGCATAAGATGCAGAACCAGCATTAGATGCATAAGATGCTGTACCTTGTAAAGAACCTGTAAAGTTTGTTGCTGTTACAGAACCTGTTACAACTAACGGTCCTGTTGGTAAGTTAACTGTACCCCATAATGTTTGTGTATCATTTGATGCGTCACCAAATTGGTTTGAACCACTTGAGTATATAACTGAAGCAGTTTCGTAAACTGTGTTTACATATGTGAACGATGCTGATGTGGCACTGATGTTTCCTGTTATGTTAACTGAACCTGTAATGGTTTGGTTACCATTGAATATATTTGAACCAGTAGTTGCATAACTACCTGTCTTACTTTCTAAACTACCTAATCTATTATCCTGACCTAAATCAGTTGTAGCAATACTTTGTGATAAACTTGTTAAAGATGATGTGGTTGCAAGTGAACCAGTAATTCCCTCAATTGAAGTTAATCTATTGTTCTGTGATAAATCAGTTGTTGCAATTGAACCTGATAATGTTGTTAATGAACTTGTTGTTGCTAAAGTAGCAATAACATTGTTCTGATTTAAATCAGTTACAGCAATACTTGATGATAATGATGTTAGTGAACCAGTACTTGCAAGACCATTTATTTGATTTTGTAATGAACCTGTTTCAATATTCAATCCTGCAAGTTGTGTATTAACAGAACTTGTATATGCGTTGAATGATGCGGTGGTAACCAAAGAACCTGTGTTAACAGATATTGGTTGTCCATTCACAGTTAGTGAACCAGATATATTAACTTCTGTAAAACTCATCTGTAATGGAGAATTATCCCCATCACCTGTTTGTACAGTTTGAAGTGTATTAGTTAGACCATTAGTACTATCAGTCATTTTTAATAGACCTTGATAGGATGATGATACGAAGAGATTAGTAAGTTGCCCCATAATGTGTTAAATATTTTTTGTTATACGTTTTTCCATTCTTTATTAACGTTCTTCCATAATTCAGCCAATTCATACCATTTCATATTAGGTGTAAATGGTCTCTCAGGTAAATCACATCTGTTATAATCAAAAGGTTGTGATAATTGGATATTCATTACCCAACCAGTAAGTATTGTTTCATAGTTCTCAAGGAACGGTTCAACACCTGCTGGCCACAAACTCTCGTATTCTGATAAATAGAACGTTGCCATTATATCTTTCATAATTTCAAGAGTATCACTCATTACATCCCTTTGATTGGAATAGTCACTGTTAAGTTGGTCTGTTACAATTATTTGGAAGTTATATACCAATTCGTTCTGATTTAATAACGTGTCACCAGGTAGTACATACATTCTTGTATATCTTGGTTCCTTCTTGGTTAATACATCCATTGTTAGTTGGGTTAAATCCCCATAACCAAATGAATTGATTTGTTCGTGGTTGTTTGCAAAATCTTCTAAGTCCTCTATTACTTGTTTATAATTTACTAAGTTTGTTGACACTGGTAATGTAAAACCTGAATAAATAGGTAATACACATATGTTATAATCAAATGGTTGTTCTAAGGTGATGTTCATTGTCCATCCACCCAATATCGTTTCATACGCTTCAAGAAACGGTGTAACGTTTGGACCCCATTCAGGAGTATAAAATAAACTAAAATCTCCATATTCTGGTGTATAAGATTGGTATATAATTGTAAATATGTCTTTTGAAATCTCCAATGTATCTGACATAACATCTCTTTGATTGGAATAATCTTCATTAATTCTATCTAATATAATGATGGAAAAGTCATATAATAATCTGTTCTCATCTAATCTGACATTCCCTGGTACAACATACATCTTTGTATATACGGGTTCTTTTTCAGTTTCAATGTCCATTGTAATCTGTGTAATGTCACCGTAACCAAAAGAATTGATTTGAGGGTGGTAATATGCCATCCCACTTAAATCCTGTATAATTTGTTTATAATTTGTCATCTATTAAGAAATATAAATTTATCTGTGTTGTGTTATGAAATTTGACCACGTGCTCGTTTTGTTTGAACCTCTATATGTTTTTCCTTTTCAATTATATAGGATAACTGATTTAAGATTTCAATGATTGACTTTTCTGTAACTTCTGTATGTCTTGATATGTCATCTTGAGCAACTCTGTTAAGAACCACGTACCATCCAAATCTTTCTTCAAAAGACCTTTCCAAAGGATTTTTCTCATCTTCCATAGCATCTTTAATTGCAAGTAACTTATCTTCATCCAACTCTTCAAAGATATTGGGGTATAGTTTGAAACATTCTTTGCGAACTGAATAAAAAAAAACTGAGCTCCTAAGGCGACCTCCACATCTAACTTACTTCTGAACAACTCGGCTCGGTCCTCTAATGTCTCCTGTGTATATTTTTCTATTTTAAAGTTCTTCTTTTCTTTTGAGATTATCGGTCTGTAAAGTATTGCTGTGATAATATGTAAATAATCCAATACCTCTTCAGGTTTCTTGGTCATCAATGTATCAAGGTCAGCAAACTCACCGAATGACATCTTCTTCCACGATGGGATAAATCCGTATTCAATATTGTCTAATGTAAACTTATCTAAGAATGCTGGTGTATCTTTAGGTAGAATAGAAAATATCTGTCTAAAGATAAAATCTACTTTCTCCCTATCAGCTTCCATTAGTTTCTTTTGTGGTGCACCTGTTAGGATATTAATTAGTTTTGTTGCAAAGTAATCGTCATCAAACAATCCTTTGACCTTATAAATCTTTACGTAGTCACCTAATGTTAGGTACTTGGGTATTCTGTATTCTGTTCCTTCTAATTCAAATGTTAGTTTCATATAAATGATATTGAGTATTTTCCTGTTGTTTTATTATTTTTAAGTTCAAAGTACATTCTCATCATTAATGCGTCTGATAAATCGGGTGACTTCCCCAATATTCTTTTCATATCATCTTTTGACATTACACCTACTTTGTTATCTTTATCTATGTCTTTTAGTTTTATTGCTAATAGTTCCTGTGTTAAATCTTCTACCACTGCTGGTTCAAGTATGTTTAAACTAATCTTCTGTTCTCTAAACATCTCAGATAGTTTTATATAACATTGTGATTTAAGGTTTGTGAAGTTCTGTTCGTGTAGTGGTCTTGCATTGTTCACAAAGTTTGTTGCTCTAAGTAAATCAGATATACCTCCACCGACACCATCACTATCTACAATTACATTCTGTGTGTGTATTCCGTTAAACTTCATTAGGTCCTGTATTTCGGTGTATAATTCTGTGGTGGATAGTTTCCTATACACGTGACAAGATATGACCACCATACCCACCCAAATCATTACTACGGACCTATCATCACCAAATCGTGCAACGTCAATAGACATATACTTCTTTTCTTGTGGATTTGGTTCTAATTTATATATGGAATTGGTTATGTCATCAAACTTAAATAAACTATCACTATCCTCTAAGTAATCCCAATCACCTTCCAATAATCTTTTACGTTGTTGTGGTGGTAACTCTTTTAACATCTCTATATATGATGATGGTAAGTGTGGGTTATCCATTGGTAAACTTGGAATGAATACTTGATTGTCCTGTAATCTATCCTGTATGAATGGTATATAGAAATCCTTTTTAATCCAATTATTAGATGGGTTACAGGTCATCAATACCTTTGGTATTAGATTATACTCATTTAGTTTATATCTTATACGTGACTTAACTATACTGAATGCTAGTGATGTTATCTGTGCTGCCTCATCAATGAATGCTGCAGTAATCTCAAGGGAACCTAAACTATCATAGTTAGGGTCTGATGGATTGTATGCAAGGTCCTTGAATATTATCTCTGAACCATTATAGAATGATAGTACATTACTCTGTCCATTGAAATTGAAGTGTTGTCCACTCTTAAATCCCATAGTACCAAGTAAATCAAATAACGTATTAAGTGTTGTTAGTTTTAATTGTGTTAACACTGAACGACCTATCAGACATCTTATACCTTGATGATTTAAACATAGTGTTGTTATCCATAAACATCCCAACCAAGATTTACCTCCACCAGCAGAACCTCCAAATAAAACTATATTAGTCTTATCATCAGTTAAGTTCTTCCACGCTTGTGATTGTCTTCTTGTAGGTGTTATATTAACTTGCA